TCAGTAATGTTTGAAGACCAATCCCCAGAACAATTCATACAAATCAAGGAGGATATGTATCTTGACATGGCTTACTTCGGTGAGACCTGTCTGCCAGATACTTTTATAAATAAAACTCCTGACTTCCATCACCAGATGTATGATGCCTTCCATGATGAATTAATCAAGCAACTTTTGATAGTTGCACCAAGACACCATGCCAAGTCCTCTACTGCCGGGCTAGTCCTCCCATTACATCATATCTTCTATGGTGACGGGAATAAGGTTATCGTACTCGTCTCGAAGACTCAGAGCCACTCTATTAAGCTCCTGGGAACCATTAAAGACGCTTTGGAGAGCTCACCAATATTACAGCATTACTTCGGTGATTATGGTGAAGAAACGTCTATCAAGTGGACCGAGAAAGAGATCATCCTGAAAGATGGGACTATGATAGCTGCTCTGGGAACCGGGCAACAGATTCGTGGTATCAAGTACAAGAACCAGAGACCTACCCTCATCATTATTGATGATCCTGAAGATGAAGAAAACACCAAGACAAAAGAATCAATGAACTTCAACTTCAAGTGGGTGCTAAAGGCTGCTCAACCTGCACTTGCTGATAATGGCAGGCTGATAATTATTGGTACTATGATCCATGAGTATTGTATAGTCTCAAGGCTTAGAGATGCTCTTGGATGGAAGACTTTCTGGTTCAAGGCAACTGAAGACTGGAAGACTACTCTATGGCCCGACAAGTGGCCTATAAGCCGTCTTAAGCAGAAGCTTGCTGAACTAACTGATCTTGGCGAAGCTGCTGTATTCTACCAGGAATATCAGAATGAGATAATTGCCCCTGAAGAACAACCCTTTAAGAAGTCCATGTACAAGTATTGGAAGGGTGAGTGTATGCTTTATCCTGACAGAACCTATGCTATACTCAGGATCACTGGGGGGAAGGAAGACCAGCTTGTCCCTGTTAATCTGTTTATGGGGGTTGATCCAGCCTCATCTCTCAAGAAGACTGCTGATTACACCGCTATAGTGGTTATTGGCGTAAGTGCAAACGATAAGAGGTACATAGTCGCATATCTTCGTAAGCGGATGCTCACGATGGACGTTGCAGATGCAGTCCTCCAATGGCACAAGAAATACAACCCTCTTGGTATAAATGTTGAAAGTACTGGATACCAGGAGATGCTCCGTGATTACCTCCGAAGAAGTGGACATGTAATGCCAGGAATCGAAAGGGATAATAAGCCAAGAGGGGCTAAGAACCAGAGACTCCTTTCAATGCAGCCTCGCTTCTTCCATGGGGAGTTCTTTTTCCCTGAAGAATGTGAAGAACTTGAAGAAGAATTTACTTTCTTTAACCCAGAGAAGACGAATAACCGGGATGACCTTATGGATGGAGTACATTATGCTGATAAAAATTCATATCCATGTCACATATACCCGTACTCAGGCGAGGTAAAAGCAGTCACCAAGAAGAAGCGCAAAGCCATTGATTGGCGTGAGCTAACATAGATAATCCTTGCACTAACCCCTATATAAGTGAGAAATTGTAGCCATGGAAGTAATACCCGAAAACACCCCAAATATTGACCCTAATGTTGTTCCTGGAACTTCCCAGGAAGAATCAAGGGAAGACCTCGAGAAAAAAGAAGCTGAACTTAGTCGGAGATTATCCGATGAGTACCAATCTTCTGCTGAAGATTACAGGCAGAACCAAAAGGAATGGGCTCAGTTTGCATTAGCTGAACAATGGGACCCAACTGTTAAGGCTAGGCTCGAAGACAGAGGACATGCTCCAATAGAATTTAATTACATCACCGCAGGTGTTGAACAGGCCGTTGCTCACTTAACAGCTTCTTCTCCTGGGTTTACCGCTACAGGGCGGGATGACTCTGACACTAAAAAGGGTAGGATGTTCGCTAACTACCTCGCTTATCTTTGGTACTTGTCAGATGGCAACCTAGAGCTCAAGCAGGCTATTTACGACTACTTCGTTAAGGGCATGGGATATTTATATATCTACTCTGACCCGAACGCTGATTGGGGTCGTGGAGAGCTGAAGTTCAAATTCGTTGATACATGGGAAGTAGTTACCTCTCCTTCTTCTAAACATAGACTCCAGGATGATGCCCATCACCAGATCATTAAAAAGATTGTTACTAAAGATGAATTCATGGATGACATGCCTGGCTATGAATGGGTATTTGAGAAAGGTGCAGTTCCCATATCGGGGACCATGACACCTACCTCTACCCGTGAATCAGGTAATGGATCGAAGATATTCTTCCCAGATGAGATTATTGACGGGAGTGTTGACAGATACGCTTTAGTCACAAGATTAACAAAGATACGTAAAAAGGTATATCGCATCTATGATGTAGCGAATGACGCTGAAACATTGATGGATGAAGATCAATATGCTGAAGCTCAACAAGATCCTGAATTCCTTCAGATGTTACAGGCGCAAGCCTTAAAAGTCGCTCATTTCTTCCAGCCACGGATTAGACAGATCGTTAGCTTTGGGGATGTCTTCTTGTATAAACGAGTGATCCCCGTTTCATATAGCACCCTCATACCACTGCCCAACAAACACACAGGCAGCCCTTACCCCTTATCTGATGTAGCACTAACTATAGTAGTCCAAGAGTTCCTTAATAAGCTCTTGAGCCTGTTTGTGGCCTATGTGCAGACGTTGGTAAGCATGAAGCTGTTAGTTCCCAAGGGATCAACTCCTGGTAAAACAATTGATGAAATTGCTGATGAGTGGAAACGCCCTGATGCAGTTATCGAATATGATCCAAGTATCGGAGTCCCAACAGTACCTCCGATGAGTCCTATGGGGCCAGAGATTGTCCAGTTGATCATGATGGCAAAACATATGATCGAATACCAGTTCGGTATCTTTGAAAGTTCTATGGGTGGTCAACAGGCTGCTGAGACTTTCAGGGGGACCATGGCAGTTGATGAGTTTGGCCAGCGCAGAATGAAATCAAAACTTCGTGACATTGAGATGAGCCTTACCAGAGTTGGTCAGGTCTTACTCGAATGGTCACAATCATTTTATACAATAGAGAAATTCTATAAAGTCTTAATGCCAGATGGCGAGACTGCTGAAGGTACAATCAATCAGCGCAGTGCTGATCGGCAAGCAGCAACTATCGAAACTATGAACGACATCACTGTAGGTCGGTACGATGTCATGGTTGTAAGCGGATCAACTTTGCCCTCTAATAGATGGGCAGAGTGGGAAGTATACAAAGAAGCATACACCCTCAAGCTTATTGATAAAGAAGAAACACTTAAGAAATCTGAAATATTTGATACCGAAGGCGTTCTCGAACGCACTGGTGAAATGCAACAACTCTCGGGGCAGCTACAACAGGCCTTAACCCAAATAGAAGATTTAGAAGGAGACTTGCAGACTGCCCAGCGAGAATCTACTCATGATCGTAAACGAGTAGAGATTGAAAAATTTAAAACCAGACTTCAAGATGTTATAATGAATATCGAATTGAAGGATGGTAAGGAAAGATCAACTTTTATGGTTGAGATTAATAATATTCTCAACTCTTTTAAAAACCAGGTAGACTCAGAGTTATCGGATGCCCCCAGTGATGGGAGTTCGCAGCCTGAGCGAAAGGAAGTGAAAAATGGAAACAGCTAACAACCCAACAGTAGACCCTACTCAGCATATCGCAGGCCAGGGAAATGTCACAGAGATACCAGTAATGGAATCAGGTGGCGTTGCATCATTGGCCACAATGCAAAATATGCCTGATAGTTTTGATGTTGACGAATTAGCCTCAATGGGAAATGGCCCGACTTCATTGCAACCAATGGAAGACATCCTCCCCCACTCATCTGAACCTCAACCAGTAGTTAGTCCAGATGAACCAAATCCCGCAGAAGCGGGTGGCAAAGACCCTGTAAAGGATGCCTCGTACTGGCAGAGCCAGCATGACAAAAAAGAACATGAGCACCAACTGGAATTGGCACAAGTCAAAAATGATGCGCTTCAATCCCAATTGGCACAACAGAATCAACCGGACAACACCCCGGCCCCTGAACCTGTAGCTCCTTCCCGCCCCCAAGACTTTGATGCTTTTGAAGCTTACAATACTCCTGAATCGGAGTCTTATAAGTGGAGAGTATCTGATGAACAGCAGGCTGTTACAGCTATTGAATCTAAGGCAATGCAGTTGGCTGGTAATGATGCGACTAAACAGAAGGCTTTTATAGACTTTATGAATAGCTCCGAATCATATTCTATTGATTTCATGTATCAGGCTTTCCAGGCTAAACAAAATGGAAATCAAACTATACCTTCCACCACACAGCAAACCTTTGATCAAAATCTTCGGAATAATCAAATGCCGAACGATCCTGGGGTTGTCGCTGGTCAAGCTCCACAAGTTGTAAATGACCAGGACAAGTTCAATCAAGGGCGACAGGCTATGGGGCAGAAGGTTAATTACTAGGAATTAATTAATCATGGCTTATGGACAAAAAGCTGCTTTAAATAGTGGCATATTATACTCAGACAGACGTAATCTTTATTTAGACCCGAACGTAACAAAAGAGCTTTATCCCTCTGCTGCTCCGTTCACAACCCTTATCCAGAATCTTTCAATGGTGAAGTCTCCCGACCCTGACTTCAAGATGTTTGAGCACGAAGCATCATGGGTTGATATGCGGTGGATGGCCAGCGCGGCTCCAAGCACTACTACTTTCGAGCCAGGTACTGAATCTGACACGATCTCAATTAATACATTAACCGGAACGCCATATCTTGGGCTAAAAGTAGATGTTTATGCTGACAATAGTGGTATAGGCACATACAAGGGACAGGCTGTAGTTACGACTATCGTAACTAGCTCAAGCCTAAAGGTTACACCACTTTACGAGCTTGGCAGTGCTGCCTTTGCAGATAATGATCACTTTATTGTTGTCGGACATGCTTCTGGTGAAGGTACTGGTGCTCCCGAAGCAACCAGCGATGAGCTGACTGTTGCTTGGAATAGTTGCGAAATCATGAAAACCCCAGTAGAGATTACCGGAACGCTTCATGAGATGTCACTTCGCGGCTATAGCTCAGAGCTTGCTCGTCTTCGTGATGATAAGGAGAAGCAACACAAGGTATTGAAAGAGAAATCTTTCTTGCTTGGTCGCAGAAAATCTGCTGCTGCTGCTGGGTATACTGCTGCCCCTGCTCACATCACTGGTGCAGATTCCAAAATGGTTCGTACCACTCAAGGTATCATCCCATTCATTTATGATGAAGCCCCTGCTGCAAATAAAATCGCAGTTACAATGTCTGGATACACCTATGATTCGTTCATTGATGATATGCAGGCATTGTTCCTATATGGTAATGACAATGCAATCAAGTATGCCATTTCTGGTGATACTGCATTGGGTTACTGGTCAAAGATTGAATCAAGTGGATTCTTGGGCAACGCTGGTGTTAGTATCAACATGTCCGCAGAAGAAACCAAGTTCGGTTTTAATGTACGGAACCTCCGTACCCCTTCAGGCCTTTTACGCTTAACTCGTAGCCCTCTTATGAGTCAGGGTATGGCTGGAATTTATTCTGGCTATATGGTAATTGTTGATCCTGAGAATGTTCAACATGTGACCTATCGTGCATCTAAGTATGAAACGATGATCCAGGATGTAGATATGGATGGTCAGAAAGATCAGTATTTCTCTGATGAAGGTGTTGGCATTACACTTCCCAAGACTCATGGTTATTTTATCATGAGCTAAAGGGATTAACCCCTGGTTTGTCTGGGTGGGTTTCGGCCCACCCTTTCACTCCTTTTTCTTTTAACAGCGTGGAGAATAATAAAATGGCAAAAAAAGAATTCAAACAAGCAATATTTAAAAGTGGTCAGGAAGGCAAGTTTGACCGGACTCTATTTAATGAGGCAAATGCTGTCGTATTCGTTTATGATGAGGCTGAAGCAAAAATGCTTCGGAAGAATGCTTTCTTTAAACGTGGGATTATCACTGAGTTATCTGAAGAAGACCTAATTGACTTCAAGGCTTCTGAAGCTGTGAAGCTCGGTACTGTAGTACTCAACACGACTCAAGATGATCTTGATAAGAAAATAGCTGAAGGCGTTGCAAGGCAACTCACTATTCTAGCTGCTGCAGAGGAACCAAAAAAAGATCCTGTAGTTATCAAACTTCCAGATGTATCTCCTGGTGAACCTGGCATAGCTGAGACCTTTCCCCAATCCCCTGAAGACCCCGCTAAGGCTCTTGCAGATGCAAAGGCATATTTGGATAAGGTAGGGGTTGCTTACCACCCTGCTACGGGTATTGTGAAGCTTCAGTCTAAGATTGATGAGTATAAAGAAAATCAAGCATAGGTAGATTATGACTTCTGATGAAATGATTGTAGAATTCCGGTCAAGATTAGATGAGAGTACTGGTTATGATAGGCTGGTGGAGCTTCAGCAGAAATATGAGATGCTTAACGCATCTATTCTGTTTTTAGCTAACAACCTCGATGCTGATCGGCATCTACAATCATTAGTCAGTTCTGGCGGGGCTATAACTTTGCCCAAAGAGGTGAATCCTATAGTCTTACCTTCTGATTATTTAAAATTTCATGATGTATATGAATCAGGTGTAACAGCTCAAAGGTACAACACTGCTCAAATGGTTAACCATCGAGACAGCGTTATATACCGCAATCCATACAATGTCCCACCTACAGACATGCTTACTTGTGCCTTCGATGGTAAAGAGACATTATTCGTATTCAATGAGACCCGCCCAGTAGAGATTACATGGAGATATATTGTCCTGCCTGCTACTATTACCTCGGCAGTGAACACAGACCTCTCAGATAGATACCATGGGCTCGTAGTAGACTATGCTGAATACCTTGGCTGGATACAGCTTGATGACACTGCTAGGGCCAATGCGGTATTGCAATCTGTTATGGCACAAATAGTCAGGCTTAACCCAAAGCAAGAAGAAATTAAATCATGACAGTAGAAGAATTATACAATTACATGAAGGCAAAGCATCCTTCTTTGAATCATACTGCTTTTCTGGTTATGCTGAATGATGTACTCAGGGATATCTCCAAAGAGACTTTTATCTATTCCTATTCGATGACTACCTCTACTGTTGTAGGCCAGAGGGAATATGAACTACCCCTTAATGTATTGCAGGTATATAGGGTTGATTATGATGGAAAAGAAATAACAGAAATATCAGAGGGTCAAGTGACCTATACTGATATTTCCTAAGAGGATATTATGACAACTTGGGTACAAGACAATGGCGGTGGTATAATAACAATATCCAATCTATCTGATATTGATGATGGTGGTGGGTATTACAAGAGTCCTGAGCTATGGGTGACAGGAGACAAGGCTAAGCTTGACGGCATAGAGGCATCGGCTACTATTGACCAAACTGGTAATGAGATTAAGGTAGCTATAAATGCTTCCAACGCTGACACCCTTATAAATGCTGATAAACTCGAAGCTGGAACTACTAATCAAGTCTTAACTGTTAACGAGAAAGCTGGTGCGGGTGCTGGGTATATAGCTCTAACGTCTTTAGGTAAGGTAGTCGCAACTGCAGCGATTGACACTAAAGCTCAAAATATGGGGACTGTCCACGACTTAGCTGTTGGGGCATTTTCTAAAACTGGGGATATACTTGATGATGTCGTTAATGGGTCTACATATAAAAAGGTAAGCACTGATTCTGTTGACGCTTCAGGTAGAGTTGATGCAGTCCATGATGGGAGTGGGTTCAGGGGTATAGGGGTGGCATCCGGTGATATTGCACTTCTTGCTAGTGGCGGGAGGTTCCCTGCTGGTTATGCTTATGGGAAGACAATATCTCTTAATGGCAGTGGCGAGATGCAACCTGTTGATGGGACCACTACTGATCTTGATGATCTTAATGATGGGGCTGCTTATGTCAGGACTCCAATAGGTGAAGAAAAAGAAACGATCCTTTGGTCTGAAAGCCTTTCAAAGAAAGTCGCAGGTGCGGTCGCCACTACAGTCGCGCCCTTTATTGAAACGTCTGACTCTCCAACAGCTAAACTAATCATCCCATATACTAAAAAGGCTGGGGATCAATCCATAGACCTTGATGGTTTATCTAAGACTACAAATGCTGGTGGGGAAGCAGTTATTACTGCTCTTGATGTCGAATCAGAAACTACTGTTAGTGGTGTCCCTTCAGGGTCATCAGTAGTAACAGCCGGGACTGAAGGGATAATGGGGACAGATTACTCCAAAACAATTATCTCTATTGACGTGAGCGCATTAGTTACTGGGACTCATTATTTTATAATCGTTAAACTCAGTGTGGAACTACCTGGCTCGACTGCATCATTAGCTAATGTCATTATAACTAAATCAACAAAGGTTGTAGCATGATAG